CTGCTTTAGCTGAATTAAGTGCAAGAGAATATTCTGCTCTCTCTAGTATTTCTTCTTTTAATGCTTTAACAACTTTAGGATAAGAGTTTTGTGCATACCCTGCAATCTCTCCTGCTTTCTTTGGACTGCCTTCTGCTTCTCCAAATAGTGCAGTAAGAAAAGTTTGTTGTTGTTCTGTTAATTCTCTAGTTTCTTTTTTTGTTGGTAACATTTTATCCAAAAGTTTTTACAAAAGCCGCCGCTAATCCATAAGGGTCATCAAGAGGATAACCTAAATGATTTAATTCAACTTTCTTTTTAGCTTTAATTTTTTTTACAGCCACTGGCTTTTTTGTTTTTTCTTTATTCTTTTTTCTTTTTTCCATTCTGGTGACTCCGGTATAATTTTTAACTCTTCTTTAATTTCTCTTTCTTGGTATCCTCGTTCTGCTGTAGATAAAAGTTGTTCTCTCATTTTATCTTCTTTGCCACCTCTGTCAGATAGTGTTGCAATATTAGGTGCAGTAATAGTTAATTCTACAAAAGGGTCTCTACAAGGATTTTTTCTTTTATGAATTGGTAAATCTTCTGTAAAGTATTCTTTTGTTTTTTTATTATAATATTGATATGTTGGCATTATGCGTTATTAGCCTCGTATGATTTATGTTCACAGTTGCAACACTCACATTGACCACCACAACAAGAACCACCATTTGAGCAATGACAAGCATGCCCACATGTTTTACAAGTTCCACAATCAGTTGGTTTCATTATAATCTACTTGAAACTTTTTTAGTAGTTTTTTTGTTTTTCATTTTTTTCTTCATTGCTAAATCTTTTTCGTATCTTATATCTAAAGTTTTTGGATAACCTTTTGATTGCCCGGGAAATAATGCACCATCTTTTCTTGGTTTTGCAGATGATGGTTTAATTCTTTTACCATCTTTACTAACTATAGATGCACCGGCAGGGCCAATACTTCTTTTTGTTTTATTTTTTTTAGTTGATTTTTTATAAGCCATTATTTTCTACCTTTAGATAATTTTTCTAATTTTTTTTGTAATTGTTTTATTTCTTTTTTAACATTAGCAATAGGGCCTGCCGCTCTCATTTGTACAACAGTCATTCCACTTCTTGCCGCATCTCTTGCATCAGCTCTATTTTTATCAAATTGTTTTTCTTTAAAAGTTTTAGACTTAGTGTTTTGTCCTCCACCTTTACCTTTATATCCTTTTACAGAACCATAGTAAGACTTAGCCGCATCTTTTTTTAATTTATCTTTTTGACGTTTACGTCTATCAGCTTCTGCCTTTTTAACAGCATCATCTTTTTTCTTTTTTGGATTTACTGGTTTCTTTTTTATTTCTGGCATTATTTTTTCTTTTTATGTCTGTTTGCAAAATTACGAGCAGATTCAACTGAGCGAAATCCCCATTTCCTAAGTGCTAGTGCCTTACGAGTTGGTCTACCCTTTTCATCTTTCATTGGGCCTTTCATACCTGCAAATCTAGCGGCAAAAGAAACTCGGCGTGGATTAACTCCCGATTTTACTGGAGCCTTTAAGTTAGAGCCTTCTTTTCTTTTAAAGTAATCTCTACCTGCTTTTGTTAAGCCGCCTGTTTTACTTTTATGTTCTTTTCGCATTTTTCTTACTTAAAACTTTTTTTAATGTATTAGATTGTTTTTTATGTGACCTTGAAGCTTTAGTAAGACCTTTAACTACTTTTTTAATTTTTTTTCTTTGGCTATCTAGCATTATTTTCCTACTTTTTTCTGAGCCATTTTATGTGCTTGAGTAAATGTTTTACCTGCTTTCATTTCTTTTCTCATCATTGCCATATGTTTAGCAGAATGATGTACAGAATGTTTTTTTAATGTATCTTTTTGTCTTTG